GGCGCAGGTAATGGTGTAGTTCAATTTGCTACGGAAAGTATCTTTACCAATAGTTTCAAACTCCATGTAAGGAGAATCTGGAACTACCATTACGGCAGGTGCTGGAACGCTCTCTGGAACGTATGAAAAGATATTGGCAGTAACGCCAGATAGAGCCGTAGCGAGTGGAGTACGAACTGCGGATAGGATCGTAGAAGCGGTCACTGGGCGATGCTCTCTACATCTACGTAAGCGCCGAGAAGGCCTGATACGCGGTTAAATAGGCTGCGACCCATACGGTAAGGGCTAGGAGCGAAATCCACGCCTTCAATTTGTCCACCAGGAGCCGTACGTGACTGGAATACCTCGACGGAAACTACGAGGATGGCAGACTCGACCGCTGATACTCCTACATAAGTAGAAGCTCCGGATAGCGTTGCAGAGCCTGCTGGAATTACGTTCTTTTCAAGAATATCTGCGTTAGTAATATCGGCAGTAAAAGTATATTCAGTAGTGCCGGCGAGAACTGTGCGAGTACCGTTAAAAGGTGTTCCGCATCCAGCGATAACTACGCTCTGGCCTTCTGTGAATTCATGGATAAGAGTAGTAGTAAAGGTCGCGACGTTATCGTTCAGCGATACCTTAGAAACTGGTGAAGAGTAAGTCTGGAGCAGTGGCAAGATAACCTGCTCTGAAGTGTCGATTATATCTGCTAGGTAAGCGTCATCGTAGAGAGCAGAAGAAACACCGAGCACTGATCGCAACTGGGCGACGGTAATGATGGATGGCATTTCTTCTGCTTTCTATGATGGGTGGGGAGCGACCGGGAGCAGCCGCCCCCCACGATTAAGGGGTTAAGCTACGTTGAGCTTACGGAACGCTGCTGGGTAGCGGTTAACTACTGCTGCATAGCCGTAGAGGCCGATTTCGAGCTGACCGTTTGCGACGATATTCGCGCGGAGCTGGATTTGACCGCTCTCGTGGAATCGCATCGCGTTTGATGGGTAAACGAGTGCATGCTTTGCGTTTGCATCGTCACCTGTGTAGTTAGGATCTACGACGAGGTTAAGTCCTGCGACTGTACCTGAAGTTGAACCCTGAGCGACAAGGCCGTTAGCGTTCTGTGGAGCTGCTGCTGCATAGAGTGGGCGACCTGTTGAGTCTACTGCGCCGAGAAGTCCAGCGAAGTCGATTCCGTCTTCTCCGCCTGTGTTAGCGACGAGCAAACGGTTTGGAGTCATGCGCATTACGCCGAAAGAATCAGCAATACCAAGAGCGATAGCCTTGTAGATTGTTGAAGATGAAGACTGTGTAGCGTTCTGTGCAGCAATTTGTGCAGCATAAGCATCTGTCTTCTGAGCATAGCTAGCAGCGAGCTCACGGATATAAAGGTCGAGGAAGCTAGGGTCGCTGCGATCCACGAGCTCTACATCGAGGACGCCAGCGCCCGCGAACTTGACTACAGAATCTTCCTGGAAGGTTACTGCAGTATCTTGTGATGCAAACTCTGCACCTTCAGCAGTCAAGCCTACGATAGCCTGTGCGCCAAGCTTAGGTGTGAAGATCTTCATGCCTGAAGCTGGAAGAGCTGCGCGCTCGATTGAGTCGATGAATGGACGTGATGCGTCGATAATTCCGATTACATCGCGGAGGTATGTAGGTGGAACCATACCTGTATTCTCTGCCACTGTTGCGACTGAGAGAGCTGCTACTAGATCGCGTGCGTCTGCGTCGCCGCGTGATGCTGCGAGCTGAGCCTTAGCGAACTGGCCTGCAGTTACGTTTGTGTTTACACGTGGAGCAGTTGTGTATGATGGTGCTGACTGAGCAGCCTGCACTGGTGCAGGTGTTGCTGCTGCTTCTACCGCTTCAGTTGCGACGGCAGGAGCTGGAACGGTAGTGTCGGACACTGGTTCTCCTTCGTTATTGTTATTCTCTGAATCGGTTGACTCAGAAACCTGTTCTGTTGACTCTGAAGCCGCTACGGAAGCGACTCTCGCAGAATCTATGGCTGGGTCTGTGACGAGGCTGACCTCGACGAGCTTAGCGGCCTTGATTACCATTACGCCGTCTTTGTTATCCCATGCGTCGACTTTCACGCCCACGCTAAAGCCGTCACGTAATCCAGTGCTGGCCTCTTCAAGGGCATCTGAACCTGGCTGGGTGTTGGCAACACGGAAGGTAGCGTCTACGCCTTCGTCTGTAATTTCGTAGCTCTTTAGCGTTCCGATTGGACGGGTGCGCTCATGCTCTAGGAGTAGCTTCGTCTTCTTGCCGAACTCGATAGAACGTGGCTCGAAAATTGTAGCGCCAGCAGAAGTAAAGCCCTGCTCGCCCCATGTAACTACTCGACCTGTAATTTCACGTGTAGCAGTGTTAGCCGCTACGACGTTCATAGAGAAGTTAATTTCCATTGTTGATTAGATCCTCTTCTTCCTGGATTTGTTCTACCGACATAGCGCCGATACGGTTCAAGATTTCGTAAACTTGTGCGCGTTGGATTGGGTCGCCACGAAGGAAGTCGTCTAGATCATGGCGAACTACTGTTCCTGCTGGCACGAAGTCCGGCTGGCTTAGGCGCTGCTCAATTGCGATAAGAACTGGGCGAAGTGAAAAGTCGACAAGCGCCTTTCGTTCTCCGATTGAGTTTGAGTAAGTCATAGAAGTAGTTTCAGCAGATAAGAAGTAAGCAGGGATGCCTGCTGCACGTGCAAGTTCTAGAGCTACGTACTGGCGGGCTTGTGTGAGCTGCAAACGCTCAGGGTCGATACCGAGAATCTGGAGATCTACATCTGCGTTAAGAAAAGCGGTAGTGTTTTCCTGGCGTGACTTAGTGAAAGCGTTAACGAGTGCGCGGATGCGCTCTCCTGTAAGCATCGCACCAGTAGACTTCAGCGCCATAGATGGAACTGGGTTCTTAGCGTAGTTCTCAGCTGCGCGCTCTAGCCAGATAGCGGCTCGAACTGTGCGACCTGCGCGATTAAAGAAACCTTCGTCAAGTCCTGGGAAGTAAATAATAGAACCGACTCCTGAGAGTGGAACTTTCTGACCGTCGACCATGTAGCCGATAATCTCTGTAAAGTTATTATTATATTCTGGCGTTACGCGAGCATAAGCAATATATGACCAGTCCTGAATACGGCCATCTGCATAAAGCGAGTTAATCATGCCGTAGCCAGCGCCGCGACTCCAGATATCGAAAGATAGCCATGAGTAAGTAACTGCTCCTGGCACTCTCTGATCTGGTTGGTTAATGCAGCGGTTAGGCTCTAGGTGTTGGCCTGTATTCTTTACGTACAATTCTTTAGGAAGCGATGCGACTGTCGAGCAGATTATGCCCTTAGCGCGAGCGACTGAAGGTACGGACATAGCTTCTTGCGGATTGGCAATAGCCGTTGCACCGTAAACCATACCAGCGCCATAAATATCGAAGGTTCCGAGTCCTGCAGCTACATCGACTGTAGGAGCTGGAGCGGATGCTTTAAAAATATCTAAGATTCCCATTATCGGAGAATTATACAGTAATCTACGTCACCCTGCATAAATATCTACATCTGGTTCCTGGCGTGTTGCGAAGTGGCAAACCATAGCCATTCCGACGGCCGCGCAGATCGTGGCATTAGAAACTTTACGACCTAGATACCAGCCACCATCCTTAAACGGAAGTTTTACAGCTGAGAGGACTTGTCTTGTGAACTCGTCTTGCTCTGGATGGAAAAGTCGTCCTGAAGTGATCGCGGTAAGCATCTCGTCGCAAGCTTGACCATATACGCTGCCATCGATAGCCGTAGTAGAGATACCTGCTGGCGATAGTAAAGCGGCAATAGCCCCGGATGTCTGGCGACTATAAGCAACCGTCTCTGTCTGGTATTTGCGTACCCAATCCGCGACGTCGTTTGCAATTTGTTTAGCATCGAGGTTGATTGGGTTCGTCCACGTTTGGAGTAGAACGACATTGATGTTGTCTCCTTCTTGTTGGGCTGCTACGAGTGAGCCTTCTTGTCTATTCGGACTGAGATCGATCGCCATCCAGGTTAAGGCTTCTCGGTCTAACTTCATATCCTTCTTTGCACCGGCATTCCAGTTGCTTGGGCTGATCGCTGGATTAACTACCGACACCCATTGGCATAGAAGTTCTGTTCTGACGATAGACTCTTCATCGGACATGGCCGCTTCGAGGTTATCTAAACTGATTGTGTAGCCTGCCGATGGATTGGCTTGCATCCAAGCGTTCTTATCTCGGATGTCGCACCCTGGCTCTGCACTCCACTCGAACCAACCGATGCGATCATCTGCACCAGCGGCCGCAGCTAGTCCACGTTCCCGAAGTCGATTAAGAACAATCGAATGTTGATCTCCAGCGTTAGAGAAGATTAAAGTCTGCGGATTAGGGGTTGCCATCTGGGTATATCGAAGTGCAGACCAAACATCCTCATCCTGATACTCGCGAACCTCATCTAAATGGATGGTAGAAGGTGCAGCGATTCCTCGACCAGCTGAGTTATTAGCTCGGACGATATATCGGCGCCCATTAGTAAACTGAAGCTCTTGAAAACCCTTGCTCTCTAGCTTCTTAACGAATTGGGCATTTAATTCAGGAGATCAGCACTCTATCGTCTTAAACAAATTACGAGAACGCGCATTAGCCTCAATGCTAGGTAATGACGATGAGATTGGTTGGTTTGAATGGTCAGCAAAGCCTGAAATCAGATTCGATAACTCAGCAGACTTTTGGTATGGCATCTGCCAAGCTAATCCATCACTTGGCCACACAATTCATCCAGACAATATCCGAGCGGTCCTAAATGACCCGGAAGATATTGTGCGCACAGAAGTTTTATGTCAATGGGTGCAGACAATTAACCCAGTCATCAATCCGTCTCAATGGCAGGCTTGCTTCATCGAGGGTCTGAAGCTTGATTTTGCCGCTGATACTTGGCTGGCACTCGACCTTTCACCCGACCGCCGTCACGCAAGCCTAGTTGCGTCTCAGCGTCTAGGTCGAGATAAGTTTCAAATCCAATTGCTTCAGACTTGGACGAATCCGGGCTATTTGTCCGACAAGCTGATTGCCAATGACCTAGCCGATTGGTATAGAAAGTTTCAAACGCAGAAAGTCCTGTATTCAGCGCGTACAGCTTCAGCCGTAGCGGCTAGATTGGTTCCAGCCGGACTTAATATTGAAGCTATCGATGGGCAAGAATACGCAACCTCTTGTGATGAGTTCCTATCTGCTATATCCTCCAATCGTCTTGTCCACGCAGGGCAAGATGAACTAACGCTCCACTGTTTATCGGCAGTACGACTGGCCTTCGGGGATGGGGGCTGGGTGATGGGTCGCAAGGTATCCGGAGCAGTCATAACTGGGGCAGTAGCTTCAGCCCTTGCGACTCATTACGCCACTGCTGCTGAAACCGAAGTGGATATTGTCGTTATGTAAGATTGCCGTTTTACAATGTGAGCAATGGGACTTCGCGATTTTCTATTTCCAACACTTACCGCATCTACTTCCAAGCAAGT